CACGGCGAACCACCGCTCCTTGCTGGTAAAGATCTGGGCCAAGGACGTCGATGACATTTACACCGCTGCACGCTCCCTGATCTCCCTGTCGTTCGACTTCCGCAACCACCACATCAACTACGCGAAGCTGTCCATCCGCATCAAGAAGGTCGGCAAGGAACGCGCGCGTACGATCGCCGTAATCCTGCGTGACGACAACAAGTGCAACATCAAGACCAAGCGCGAAAAGGATCGGGCCCTGTGCGACCGCTTGTTGGCCAAATGGCATTTGGTGAAGGAGATCAGTGATGTCAACGAAGAGTTTGTCGACGCGCTCGCTGCTTGAACTGACCAATCTTTTTGAACGTTCGATCCACGCAGTTGCCGATGGTGAAGGGCAGCGATTGCGTGGCGTCCCCGCTTGGGATTTGTCGGGCCGGGTCGCGCTATCCGACCGCGATCTTGCTGCGTGGACCGAGCATATTGGTTTTTCAGGCAGCTATCTGGCAGCCAGCGGTGATGCGAGAGTTCCGGTCGACATTGAGGAGGACGATGAGCCAGGCAGGTATCGCTACCGCTGCCCTGAGACGTTCCGCACGAAGTACGTCGCAGCCGAGCTGGTCAGCGTACATGCCGTCCGTGATGCCAAGCTGCTGAACTATCTTGCGGACCTACTTGCGATTCCACTGGCTCACCGTCGAGGTATCAGCATGCCTGCGATTGATGGCGTACTTTGGAATCTTGGCAAGATGCGCATTGGCACTGTGCAAATCGATGTCTGGCTAACCCGAGGTCTGTCTTCGTGCATCAATCAGATCTTTGCCCATTTTCGGAAGCCATCATTACCTGAGCAGGGGGTGATCTTCACGACCGGCCAAGCGTTGCCGGAGATAGTGCTGCCACCTCGCGGCTATCGCATCATTCCCGTAACCGATGTGCTCGTGGACTACACGGCAAAGCCATGTATCGATACTGACCTGATTCATCGCTTGCTACTGGCACCCGCAGGCAGCAAGGAAGAAAAGTCGCATCCGGTTCGCTTTGATCCGTACACCAACACGTTGACCATCGCCACCAAATCTGACAAACCCTGGCCCATCAAAGGACCCAAGCAAATCGCAGTAGTGAAGCATTTGGTCGAGCAGTTTGAGAACGAGCGCAATCGTGTGCCAGCGGGAGATCTGTTGATAGCCGCCTATGGTTCACGGGCGGCTGCAAAGGGCAAAAGGGTTGCAAACATATTTAGCGGCAACCTAGTCTGGGAAGACTACATCGAACATGACGACGACGGGTATGGCATCAAGCTGGACTGAACCCCCATCGTCATTCACCAACACGCACAACCGCCTTCGGGCGGTTTTTTGCTTTCTGGACTCCTTTTTTTCCAGTTTTGGCTGAGCCCGTACATCAGCCCGTACATGGCGTCGGCTGACGCCCACACAGCCCGAATTTGACACTGACAGCACGTTTTCGCAATCACAAGAAAGGACCAAAACGTGAGTGTCAAACACCTCAACCAACGCCAACTGGCCGACCGTTGGGACGTTAGCGAAGCCACACTGGAACGCTGGCGGACCGAGGGTATCGGACCGGTATTTTTGAAACTGCAAGGGCGCGTGCTGTACCGCGTCGAGGACGTGGAAGCGTTCGAGACCGACAGCCTGCGCAAAAGCACCTCTGAGCGTGCAGACGCAGGAGGTGCAGCATGAGCCAACTGACCCTTGAACAGGCGATCGCCACACCCGCTGGAGATTTGGCAGCGCATTCCAGTGATGTTCTGTTCCAGCTCAAGAACGATGCGGCTGACCAGCTAACTGTGGCCAAGGCAAAAGCCGATCACGTTGATCGCGCCATTGAGTTCAAGTTCGCCGATCGCGCACATGGTCTTCGCCTGGAAGCGGGCAAGGACACGGGCGTTGTCCATTTCGACGATGGTCGCGTGCGTATCACTGCTGACCTGCCCAAGAAGGTCGACTGGGATCAGTCCAAGTTGGCAGAAATCACTCGCCGCATCGCTGCCAATGGTGATGACCCCGCCCAGTACGTGGAGATCAGCTACCGCGTGTCCGAAACCAAGTTCGGCGCATGGCCTGAATCACTCAAGTCGGCCTTCGTACAGGCACGCACTCTCAAAACCGGCAAGCCCAGCTTCCGTCTTGCACTCATTCAGGAGTAACCACTATGAAGTTCCCAAGTTTCAAAAAGGCACCCAAGGCCACACCAACCGAGCCCAAGGCAACGGTCATTGTTCCGGTTGAGCCCACACCGCTGCTCACCCGTCTGCGTAAGAGTTTGTCGTTCTATTCGGCAAGCCTGCCTGATGTTGTTCGCATCCCTGCAAATGGCACGACCCGCCCAGACGAGGTCTTCCGTCCGCTGATGGACGCGACCATTGACGACATCGCATTCGCCATCCAAGGCATCGAAGCGGAAAGCCGGGCAATCATGCGCCGCTCGGGTGCTCTGGAAGAGCTGTATGAAGCGGCGCGCAAACGCGGTGCAATTGGCACGACCACCATCGCTGAGGCATTTGCGTCTGCTACTGAAAAGGAGTTGCGCAAATGAAACTCCCCATCATTACTGCGGATCAGCGTCTTGCTGAGCAGCGTGGCGTCAAGGGCGTGCTCGTTGGAAAAAGCGGCATCGGCAAGACGTCTCAGCTGTGGACACTGAAAGCCACAGCCACCTTGTTCTTTGACTTGGAAGCAGGTGACTTGGCTGTCGAGGGTTGGGCGGGCGACACCATCCGTCCACGTACATGGCAGGAATGCCGTGATTTCGCTGTCTTCATTGGTGGTCCAAACCCGGCGTTGCGCGATGACCAGCCTTACAGCCAAGCGCATTTCGATGCGGTTTGCGCGCGCTTTGGCGAGCCCACAGATTTGGACAAATACGACACAGTATTCGTGGACTCGATCACCGTTGCCGGTCGTATGTGCCTGCAGTGGAGCAAGGGGCAGCCTCAGGCGTACTCCGAGAAGACTGGCAAGCCCGACAGCCGTGGTGCGTACGGCTTGATGGGCCAAGAAATGATTGCCTGGCTCACCCATCTGCAACACACCCGTCGCAAGAACGTCTGGTTTGTCGGCATCCTCAACGAGTCACTGGACGATTTCAATCGCCGTGTTTTCTCTTTGCAGATCGACGGATCGAAGACCGGTCTGGAGTTGCCAGGAATTGTTGATGAGGTCGTCACCTTGGCTGAGGTCAAGGGGGACGACGGAGTGAACTACCGCGCGTTCGTCTGCCACACGCTCAACACTTGGGGATACCCAGCCAAGGATCGTTCCGGTCGACTCGATGCCATTGAAGAACCGCACCTGGGCCGCCTCATGGAAAAGATCGCTGGCCCCGCCAAGCCCGCCAGCGAGCGACTTGCCTTTGCACGCCCCATTTCTGCCAGCTCCGCTGGTACTCCCGCCATCCCCGAATCCATTGCAACTCAGGAGATCTGATCATGACCTACTTCGACTTCAATTCCGCATCCGAACAAACCTCCTTCGACCTGATCCCCAAAGGCACCGTCGTGCGTGTGCGCATGACCATCAAACCCGGTGGTCACGACGACGCGACCCAAGGCTGGACCGGTGGTTTTGCCACGCGCAACATCAACACAGGTTCCGTCTATCTGAATTGCGAATTTGTGGTGATGGATGGTGAATATGCGCGTCGCAAGATGTGGTCACTCATTGGCCTGCACAGCCCCAAGGGTCCAGAGTGGGCCAACATGGGTCGCACCTTCGTGAAGGCCATTCTCAATTCTGCGCGCGGCATCTACCCAGGCGACAGCAGTCCTGCTGCGCAAAACGCGCGCCGTATTAGTGGTTTCTCGGACCTGGAAGGCATTGAATTTCTCGGCAAAGTCGATTGGGATAAGGACCAGAACGGCCAGGACAAGAGCGTCATTAAGTCAGCAGTCACGCCAGACCATAAGGACTACGCGGCACTCATGGGCGCCGCACGCCAGCCGTCTGCACAGCCATCGCAGGCATCACCAGCCCCGAACGCCTATGCCCAGGCTACCGGTCGCTCGCCAGTGCCGGGTCGCCCCAGCTGGGCGCAGTAAGGAGCCGCCGCCATGATGCTCCGTCCCCGTCAAACCCAACTGGTTGAGCGCACACTGGCGGCCTTGCGCCAGTATGGCAACACGCTGGCTGTTGCTCCAACTGGCTCTGGCAAGACCATCATGCTGTCGGCGGTGGCTGGCAGTGTGCTGGCCGAGCCCGACGCCAAAGCGTGCATCCTCGCACACCGCACCGAACTCACTGGTCAAAACCGGACCAAGTTTTCTCGCGTGAATCCAAGCTTGACCACTTCGGTGGTCGATGCCAACGAG